GAGAGGAACTATCAGGAATGGGCTACGAGTTTGAGGCTGGACTATTCTCGGCGGCTGAAGTTGGTGCAAGCCACAAGAGGCAACGGCTGTTCATCCTGGCTCACTCCACGGAACGCAATGGCAAAGAACGAAAACCTTGGAGCAGCAACCAACAGGGTTCAGAGGGGGGAGTACCGGGGGAACCGAGAGGAGGACATCGCTTCATGGGCAACCCCCACCAGCAGGGACCACAAGGACGGGGATTGCAGGGAGGCGAACGTGGAGGTGAATGGCCTACTTGGCCGCCAGGTCCTTCAGACACCGAAGGCTGGGCCTCCATCCTCCAGCGATACCCCGAACTCGCCCCGGCAGTGGCCGACAGCGACAGTTCCCAACGAGCATTGCGTGGGGAGGTTGGACGAGTGGGGAGGAAAGAACCCGTGGCGAGGGACAAAAGAAGGCAAGAAGAAGTTGAACCCCTTGTTCGTGGAATGGCTCATGGGCTTCCCAATCGGGTGGACCGACTTAGAGCCTGTGGAAACGCAGTCGTCCCGGCCACGGTGGCGCGGGCTTTTCATGCCCTTTCGAGGTGCTGATGGAACCTTCTGAGTCGGCTGGCGAGAGCAAGGTGAACGGGCATGATGTGGACGATCCTCTGGTGCTGTGTCCCTCTTGCGGCAACGTGGACCCGAAGAAGGCGTTCCGAGACAGCATTCAGACGATTCATTTCCCGACCCTGGTCTTACCGGACGGGCTGGAGGTGCAGATCCCGGCGTTGAGTCTCGGCATACGCCAGTGTTCAGTGTGCAACGCCAACATCCACTTCCGCCATAAATTCACGCTTCCACAGGAACCTGAACTCGAAATCGTAGTGCCTTCGGTGTTTTGATGGCTAAACCCTCTCCCGCCGATTTCTCCGAATCCAGTGCTAATTCCGCTGATTTCAAGGAGAAGCTCCAGGAATCGATCTCTTTTTTCGAGAGCAACTTCACGATCAAGGACATGGGCGGCCACCTCCATACGCTGGGGGAGGACTGCGAGACTTGCGGGACCACCGGCGGGCTGAAGTTCGCCCAGCGCAGACTGCTGGCTCTGTACCTGTGGGCGAAGGAACGGCGTATGCCCATCCGGATTATCATTCTCAAGGCCCGTAAAGAGGGACTCTCGACGCTGGTCGAGGCGTTGATGCTCATGGAAGCACTCAAGCGGGGCATTGATGCGCTGGTGATTGCCCACGATAAGGACGCCACCCAGAAGATCTTCGAGATCTCCGAGCGGTTCTACCGCACTTACCCCGAGACAAAGCCGGATTTGGCGAAGTGCAACGTGAATGAACTGAAGTTCAAGGATCAGGAAGGGCATATGCAGGTCTTGACCGCCGGGAACGTCTATGCCGGAACGGCCCTCACGCCGCAGTTTCTCCATGCCTCGGAGTCGGCCAAGTGGCCCAAGGGCGTTCAGACAGCCACGGCCCTCTGGCAGTCGATTGCTCATCTGCCGGATACCTGCATCATTGTCGAATGCACGGCCAACGGCTTTGATCCGCTCTTCAAGCCGATGTGGGACGAGGCGGCGCAGAACTGTGAGATCACCTGGGGTGGAACCAACGAGCTGCCGATTCCCACCGTGGAGGTTCTCAACCGGGAGAACTGGAACGGCTACATCCCGCTTTTCATCTCCGTCTTCGATGATCCTCAATACTCCAATTCGTTCAAGTACGATGGGGAGAAGGAGTGGTTTTCTAATTCCCTGGCTCCTGAAGAGCAGGATCTTCAGGCGAAGTTTCATTTGAGCGAGGAACAGCTCAACGCTTACCGCTGGCTGCTCAAGCACAAGTGCCGCAATGACAAGAACGTGCGCTTTCAGGAGTACCCGTACTCCCCTGAAGTGGCGTTCATTTACTCCGGTCGTCCAAGGTTCAACGTCGAAATCCTTTCCTCGATGCCCGTGGATAAGCCCGTGAGAGGGATCTTGGCTCCGGCGGCGCGGATGTCGCGCAAGATCGTCTTTCATCCGGAACCTGAAGGAGAGGTGTACCGCTGGGAGGAACCTATCCCCGGCCACAGCTATGTCATCGGGGTGGATACCTCGGAAGGATTGATCCCTTCGGGAACGAAGAATCCCGATTCCACGGTGGCCCAGGTGTTTGACCGGACGATGGGCGGTGTGCAGGTGGCGAAAATCTACGGGCAGATTTCCGAGGACATCCTGGTGGAACCGCTCTCTCTGCTTTGTGAGTATTACAACGGAGCCTGGTGTGTCATTGAGAACAACTCCACGGGCAAGCTGGTGGCCGTTCAAATGGGGGAGAAGTACGACAAGCAGCGGCTCTACCGGGAACACGACGAGGAAGATCCCAAGCGGCGCAGCAAGCGGATCGGGTTCAGGACGCACGGCTTCAACCGGCGTCAGTGGGTGGGGCGGCTGGCCTCTTTGCTCAACGACCGCTCAATTGTCCTGAAGGATGAAAAGACGGTCAGCGAGATGGTTCACTTCCACATCACCGAAGGCGGGAGAGCGGAAGCGGCAACGGGCTATCATGACGATCATGTCAGTGCGCTCTGGCTGGTGGTCGTTGGATTCGATTCCTACCCGGACAGGCTCAAGCCTTACTCGCCCTACAACCAAACGACCACCAAGCCTTCTCGGTCCTACCGCTACAGCCAGCGCAAACGGCGCGATGATAAGCCCTTGAGAATCTACTGAATATCTTTTTCGTCGTAGGTCATGTGTAGACTTAGTGTGAGTTATTCTGCGATAGCAATACACGACTTGCCAAAAGGAGAATTCATGCCTCCAAAAACCAAGAAGAAAGTCAAGGTCGCGGCAGCCAGGAAAACCCCGCGCCCTGAGATTCAGTCTTTTGTTTGTTCCGTTGATAATGAAATTGATTCACTCAACAAAAAATGCAAAGCCTCTCGGGCTACTCCTCTCGGCAGACCTTCCAATTTAGGCCGCCAGTGGTTTGGTTGTGAGTGCGGGATGACCTTCACCGCTAAAGTGGCTTAATGGCTGATAACCTCGTCAACGAGATTAACCTCTCCTCGGAAAATCTCAAATCACTCGCTCTGGATCTGGACAAGAAAGTTCAGATTGCCGAAGAACACCGTTCCAACTGGGCTATGGATCACAAGGATTGGAACGATGCCTACTTCATGATTCCCGAGCAGGACAACAAAATGGACCCCTGGCCGGGGTCAAGCAATCTGTTCATGCCCTTGATCCGCGTTGGAGTCGATGGACTGCTGGCCCAGTTCCATGACGCCATGTTCAGCAACAACCCTTTCATCAAAGTCCGTGCGCTGAACGAGGAGAACTCCCAGGCGGCGGAAGACCTGTCGTTTTATTACGGAGAGCATTACTACACCAAGCAGGTTCCCTTCCGGCGCATTGGTGGAGATTATCTCTGGGATTGCCTGGTTTCCGGAACGGCCATCATGAAGAATCGGGTGGACCGCTCCGAGATGCTTCGCCGTAAACTTTTTCCTGAAACCAAGCCGAAGCGCGGAAGGCCAGCTCGGGGTATCGGCCAGATGGCGCAGGAATTTCTGGGCCGCCCCATGACTTCCCCGCTTCGAGAGCAAGTGACCACTTACAGCGAAGAAACTTATATCGAGGAAACCCGTTCGGTTGTGATCGAGAACACCTCGCTGGAGCAGATCTTTGTTCCTCCATCCGCAGGGCCGTCGATGCAATGGCCGGATTGCCCCTGGTATTACGAGCAGCATTTTCTGACCATCCAGGAACTCCTCTCTCGAACGCGGCAGGGCTATGACTTGCCGGATCTGGAGAAACTGCACTCCCTGGCAATCGAACGCTCGGCTTCCGAGCAGGAAGCGTCCGTGGCGGAAGTGACGGGGGTGAACTCGTCCCGCAATCTCAAGAAGGTCGAGTTGCTGGAATTCTATCTACGCATCACTTTGCCCGCTGAAATCAAACACGCGATCCGAGCCGGGAAGATCGAAGAATACAAGGGCGACGAGATCAAGACACAGAAGTTCATGGACGAGGATGGATGGGAAGAAGAGGTGGTGATCTCCTACTTGCCTCAGATCCGCAGGATCGTTCGAGTGGTTCCGCTGGATCGGGTTCGGGCTGACGGCAAACGGCCTCATGTGGATATGCGCTACAACCGCATTCCCCGTTCCTGGTATGGCGAAGGACTCCCAGCTTCGACTCTCAACTTGAACCTTGCCATGAATTCTTTCTTCAACCAGATGGTCGATTACGGAACTCTTCAAAATCTCCCGTGGATTTTCTTTTCGCCTGATTCGATGGGTGATCTTCCGGAGAATCTCTATCTGGAACCGGGAGCCATGATCCCCACCGCTGATCCCCGAGGGGTCCATGCTCCCCGTCTTCAGGGTGATGTGGGGTTCTGGTACTCGGCCATCAACATGGTTCAGGCCCAGTTCGAGCGGGTGGGATCTGTGAGTGATTTCACCAAAGGCGTTTCTCCCACCAGGCCCAACGCCCCGGATACGGCTCGAGCCACGCTGGCAATGATCTCCAACGCTCAAGTGGCGTTTGACTGGAAGACGGCGGATTTCACCGAATCGTACAAAGAGGAATTCCGTCATGTCCATGAACTTCACGCTCGAAACCTCACAGAATCTGTGAGCTTCGAGTTCTTCAATCGCAACACCCAAGCCTTTGAGACTCGCAATATCGAACCCGAAGTCTTTCAATCCCCTGTTGAGTTCGAGTTCATTCTCAATCCGTCCAGGACGGCGGAGCAGCAAACGAACCAGGCGTTGTTCTCCATGCTGGGCCAGACGATTGTTTCCGCCAATGGCGGCGATCCCAACATCCTCAGACCTTTGGCGAAGGATTTGTGGGAGTCCCACGGTAAGGACAACTTCGATGAAATCTGGCCCGCACCGCAGCCGATTGAAGTGATGCCGGGAATGCCTCAAGGCGGAGCCGCTCCTCAAGGGGGAGTTGCTCCTCAAGCACCGGGAATTCCTCCAGGTCAGGCTCCGGCTCCGGGGAACGGCAATGTTGCTGGCGGGATGCCTGTCTCCGGTTCCTTGCAGGATCTCTTCAGGGCGCAGCAGGGAAGGCCCGAAGGAGAACCCGTACTGGATGCTGAAGATGAAGGGGCCAATCTTTCCAATACTTGATGATGGATATCAAGAAACTTGCTCAAAAATCTCAGTTAGCTTCCGAGCCGGACCTCATTCGGGATGTTCTGGATGATCTGGAACTCACGGGTGATGAGATGGCTCAAGTTAAGGGCGTTGTCACACATCCCGGCTGGGATGTTATAGTCAAGAAGGTATGGGGGCGCGAAGCAATTCGGCATCTTCTGGTTTGCCGCAAAGTCGCTGGTACGCCGGAGGCTGTCCGGCATTCAGGAATCTATGAAGGTATTCAATTATGTTCGAGAGTTGCAAGGAAGGCGGCGTTCCCAGAGGAGCGAACACGCCAGCCCAGCACACAGAAGGAAAAGATACACCGAAACTTTAGCGGAGATTCGTTCCGAGGACGGACGGGATCGAGTCCTATCTAAAGTTTTGTGCGATCAATGCGGTGATCGTTTGAAAATGGTCGATACTCAACTGTGCTGTGAGTGTCATGCGTTTTATCGATGAAAAGGCAAATGCCATGAAGTCGATAAAACTCTGAGAGGGGCGGTTTACGGCGCATCTAAAAGACCGAAATCCGAAAGGAGTCTACCTCTCACCTGGAGGTTTTCGGTAAATTTGGAAGAAAGGATGAACTATGGCTGAAACGGTGACGGACGCAAGCCCACAACCTGTAGGAACAAATCCTCTGGATGGCAAGCCTAAAGGCGGGAACACTCCAGCCGGGACTGGTGTTGGTGAATCCCAGCCTGAACCCCCCTCTTACGAGGATCTCCAGCAGCAAAACCAGCATCTTTACCAGCAAAATCAGACGCTCAATAAGAATTACTCGGATTCGTCCAGGGCGGCCCAGCAGGATAGAGCGGAGAAACAAAATCTGCTGATGCAAAATCAGCAGCTCCAGATGAATCTTCAGCAGATGCAGCAACCCAATGGAGATAACGCGGATGGGTTCAGATCAGTCGAGGACATAGCCAAGGGACTCATCGACGGTGTCGTCGATAACGATGCTTCGGCTGTGGGTCAGACGCTCAAAGAAGTGGAAGAGCGGGGCTTTAAGCGGGGCCAGGAGGCGACCGACGAGAGAAGAACTGTCGAAACTCAGAAATCTGACCGGATGTTGCAATCTTCGGCTTTAATCAACTGGAACGCCCTGACCACCAACGGTGCGCCCAATACGGAAGATGCTTTCAGCAACGAGGTCTGGAACGCTTATGTGTCGCTGTATCAGGCTCATCAGCAGGGACAGTTCATGAATCATATCCCGAAAGATGAAATTGCCTGGAACGGCGGACCCCTGAATCCCCACCTGCTCAAAGAAGCGCAGTATGCGGTCATGCAGCGCGGCACCGCTCAAGCGGGTACGCCCGCACCTCAACCCGCCGCCACGGGAGGAACTTTTGTGGAGCCTTCCGGGTCTGGCACTCCTCCTGCGACTTCAAGGACTCCGGTTGGCGGCCAATCCGCTTCTTCGCTTTTATCCGATGGGGAAAAGAAAACGGCCAAGCTCTACATGAAAAAGGGCGAGATGACTGACGATGAAGCCTATCAGCGTTACTACGGCAAGTTGCCAGCCAATGTTCGGCGGGTTCGGGAGAAAACGGGGAGGTTCGTCACCACTCAGGATATGATCGAATCTGCCGCTTCCGTGGGCAAGGGAGGTCCGGGGTAGTGACAAGGCGCGGTTATTCCGACAAGCAGGATTTGATTCGCTGTTCGGCCTGTGGGTTTCCCAATGATCCCAACCAGCGGTCCTCCGGTCATGAATATATCGCTCAGTCCAACACGATCTCAGGTGTTTCAGAACAAGCCTACGAGGTGGATAGCGGCGGCTGCGCCCGATGTTTTTCCCCGGAATGGAACTCCGGAGCCAAGATCACCTGGGGCCGACGACGACGATATTAAAAAAAAATGTCAGACTGTTTCTGTTAAGTTGTAGCGCGAGAGGTCATTAGCGCGTTCGTTTGTCATTCAGACGAGCAAGCATCTGCAAGAGAGGGATTGGTGAGAGGCTTGTTTGCTTTGAATGCTTATGACGAATCGCGTTCATCAAAATCACTATCGAACTGCGGTCAATGTCCCAGGTGTGGGGCGTATACCCGTCCGAAAGGTTCTTCCCAGAACCATCGCAGAACGCCGCAAAGCTATCTTTGAAGCGGATAGAAAATCCAGGCAGATGGGCGAAGTGTTCAAACCTGAACGTGTTCAGGGAGCTGTGTGGATGGATGATTTCGTTGCCCAAAGAGAAACGGTAAGGCTTTGCGCTGTCTGTACCCGTCATTACTCTGACTGGTGGAAGGCTCATGGTTTTCGCCCTGATGGACACCCATTGGGAGCGAATCGAGGAACCTGCGATGGATGCACCGCGCATCTCGCAAGACTCACCCCCTTCTATCCTGAAGAAGCGTACCTACAGCTTCGGACACGCATTGACCCGAGAACAATCGTAAAAGGAGTTTCTTAACATGAAATATGCTGGTTCACTGACTGGGCTGGCAGAAATGCAGACAGGCCGCTATTACATCGGTGATAGCGTTGTACACGATCAAGTCATTTGCTACGCCGGATTGGCTGGTAATGGCTCGATTGGTGATCCTGCTTCGGTCAATGATTACACAGAGGCCGTTGGCATTCTGCTCTCCCAGGACTTAACGTATACGACAACCCAAGGCTCCGGTGGCGTGATTGGTCTAGTCACCAAAGATCCTTACCAGCTCATTCGTGGGCGTGTCTCAGGCACGACTACTGCCGGTGGGGATTGGGTCAACGCTTCAACTGCGAACGGCAATATCCTTACAGCCGAATCAGCTTCCAGCGGCGGCACCGTTATTACGGATGCCGGAGTCGGAACGTCTGAATTTGCTGGTGGTTACGCTATTGGACTAACGGGCAACAATGCCGGTCATGTCCGGGTCATCGATTCACACACCGACAATACGTCAACGACCCTGGATGATCCGTTTGATAGTGCTATTGCTACGGGAGATACCTTCCTCCGCACCTTTGCCCCGTTCTTGCAGGGCATCGAACTTGTGACTGCGTTCACTGAGTTCATGGGTGGTGGAGTTGCAGGTGTTGATTTGCCGGATTCTGGTCATGCCGTGATTCATGAAGTATGGTGTGGCGGACGGCAAATTGAAGGTTCCCCCATTTCACCTAATCGATCCCGCAATCTTATTGCTCGGATTGATTCAACCAGTAACCCGAGCGTGGAAGTTGTGGCCTCTTTTATTGACCATGCTTTCATGTCCGTTGCATAAGGAGAATAAATTATGGCTTCAACTGGCGATTTTCCTGATGCATTAGATCCTGTCTTCAGTGATATGTTCCCGGAAGGCGAAGTCTTCGAGGGAGAAGGACTCAATTTAGTTTCGACTCTTTATCAAGAGTTGAGTTCGACTCGTCCCGAAGAACGGCTGACTTCCATCAGTGGGCTGCCGAAAGCTCCCCGGTTCACAGGTTCTTTGACTTACAAAGATCCCGACCAGGGATACGATGTGACCATTACGCATATCACCAACGCGTTTGGAGTGCAGATCACCCGTCACCTTTGGGATGACGATCAGCACGACCAAATTCAGCGAATCTTTGAAGGCTTCCGGAATTCGTTCTGGGAGACTAAACAGGACGATGCTTCAGATATGTTCAATCAAGCCTTTACGGCAAATCCCCTGGACACATTCAACCATACGGAGAATGTGGCTCTTTGCTCGAATTCGCACACCACTCCGGTGAGCGGAGTCAGCACTTCAAGTGGATACGACAACCTTTCGACTTCAGCTCTATCGGCAACGGCGTTAGCCGCTGATCGGTACACCATGAGGTTGTCCAAGAACTTTCAGGGCATTCGTATCGACCGAGTACCGGATTGCGTGTTTGTTCCTGCCGAGCTGGATGATGAGGCTCTGAAAATCACTCAGACTCGCGTGGGACTGGATACTGCTGCCGGGGATGTGAACGTCCAGGCCGGACGCTATCAGGTCATCTCAAGCGTTCGCCTGACCGATACCAACAACTTCTTCACCATTAACAAGGATCTGTGCAAACGATCCCTGCTGTGGTACACCCGAGATGGATTGGAAACCGACCGCATGGAAAGTTTCGATCAGTTCAACTTCAAGGGTCGAGGTTGGGAACGGTATGGATATGGATGGTTGTTCTGGCAAGGTATTATTGGTCATTCCGTAAGCTAAGGAAGGAGGTAGAGATATGCCAACAACGGCTAAACTAACCGGCATTCCGCTTCAATCCGGCACTTTCGGAATAGGCCCGTCTTCTCTGTCGTACAACGCCATGTCGATTGGACATACCTTCGGGAATGTCTTCTTCGTGGACAGCGGCTCCGGGATTGATGATGTTGGAACGAGCGGCAAGAGTCCCAATACCCCGTTTGCCTCAATAGATTACGCCACGGGTCAATGCACCGCCAACAACGGTGATGTCGTGTATGTCCTCCCCGGGCATACGGAAAGCGTCACTGCGGCAGGAGGTCTTGATCTGGATGTTGCTGGCGTGACCTATATCGGCATGGGCCACGGAGATGTCAGGCCAACGATTGATTTCACGACAGTCGTTGGCGCGGACATGGATGTGGATGCGGCAGATATCATCATGTTCAACTTCCTGTTCACAGGAGGGATTGATGCTCTCACCGGACCCATTGATGTCAACTCCGATGACTTCGCCCTGATCGGGTGTGAGTATCGGGATGTCACAGGTCAGGCTACGGATGTTGTCATTATCACCGGAGATCGTTGCACGATGGACGGGTGGAAACACGCAGGGGCGGCAGCCGCAGGCGGGGAATCAGGTATCCAACTCACGGGAGCTGATTACTACACGCTGAGAAATTTCTGGATGGACGGGAATTTTGGCACCGCTGCGATTGAGGGCGTCACTACGGCTAACACAAACATCACCATCCATGATGGTTATATCAGAACGCGGAATGCCGACGATATTGCGTTTACCGGAGTTTCGACTGATACGGGTCAAATTGGCCCCAACATCTACATCCGATTACAGGATGATGCCAGCAATATCACCGAGGCCATCGGAGTCACAACGGATCTGCATTTCTTTGATCCGATTTATGTTGTGAACGCTGATACCCAGCGCGGACTCCAATGGAACCAGACGGCTTCTGCTGACTGATTCTTAGTGTTGGTTTTGCGGGGGGTTGAAAGGCCCCTCGCATCCTTTTATTCCGGAGAGGAGGAATTTGTTCTATGCCCCAGAAATATCAGCCTTTTTCTGTGCGCCGAAGGATGCAGGATCGGATCAAGGAAAAGGAAAACGAACTCGATCCCACCATCAATCCGCTTGCCAAATCCGCAGGTCGGCATAATTGGGAGGAGCAGCAAAAAAGGCTTGGGCATGACAAAAAGAAACTGGATGCCATCACTCCGCCTCCGGTGGAACCCAAGGAAAGAAAAATGCTTCAAGCTCGGGTCAGGCAGTTGGAAGAAGCCATCACTCATGGCTCCAAGTCCCTGAACATTCCTCCGATTCCAAGCGTCCACCAGATGCAGGACAATACGGATGGTTCGACGGACCAGCATCTCCGTCATGAGAACACCTGGAAGCGCAACAATCTGGACAACAAAGGTAAGTTGGTTGTCGCAAAAGACAACTACGGAGCTTCGCTGGAACTCAAAGATCTTTACCTTCGGCTTGCCGCTTCAGATGGTGATGAGGAATTTCGTCCAGGCGCAGGATCACTGGAACAGCTTCGCTCGGGTCATCAGGTGCCATTGCATGAGAACCATGCTCCTGTCCAGTTTCCCATGCCCAATACCTCCCAGTCGAAGTATGATGAAATCTGGCCTGACCATGAACCCCTGAAAAGCGAAATCTCAGCCGGTAAGTATCATAAGGAATGCCGGATCTGCGGCAATAAATCTATTGATAAGTTCACCGCGTTTTGCGAGATCCATCGTTCCGTTGTCGAAACTGACTTCCGAAAGCAGGAAGCTGTGAGTGCGTAGGAGGTGATCCTTGTCTACTACCACACTAATTGAATCCCGCACAACGACCGCCACTGAGAACGTCAACATCAATGTGCCTGACCGTGGAACGGGGGGTCCGTTTTTCCCCAATCATACTTGGAAAGCGGGCAGGTTTATCTTGAATGTGACGAATGCCGCCACCGACTCCAGTGATACTTTTGACGTTTATCTGCAAAGTGGGGTGAGATCCCCCAACGCCACTTCCGCTGAAACGATCATCTGGGATGACTTCGTTCATTTTACCCAGGTGGCCGTGAACGCAACGGAGCCGATTCAGCACATCGCCACCTGGCAGCGTGACGGTCAGACGCCGGAATCCGAGATGCACATTCCCAAGACGGATGACATTTCTGCGGGTGTCGTTCAGGGGCCAATCGGTCCTTATCTAAGGGTGCGAGTTGTCGTCGTTGATTCCGGTGATGCCAACCAGACCTTCACCTGGGAAGTTACGGCGAATATCGTTGAGGAAATATAGTGTGTCGGGGAATGATAACTCAGCCTGTTCCGACCATTTATCTTGACCGGCGAATTTATACCTTTAAATCTGCCCGCCTCAATTGCGATATTCCCGTAGAAGCAAACTCTCTTGAGTCGGCTTTGTTTCGAGCCAGGAAAACAGATCAGAAATTGGAACTCGATGATCTAGTGGAAGCAAATAAAACTCATGATTAAAATTTTTTGCAATGCCTGTGAGCGTCAGCTCAGTGAATTGGAAATTGAAAATTCCGCCAGGAATTCGGCCAAATGGCTCGGTTCCAATCCCGGCATGACTTACATTTTAACGACCGACGATGTGCAGGATGTGTTTTGCAAAAATCATATTGCGAAGGCGGAGGATTACTGGAATCAGAAAATCAACCGTGTCGCTGATCTCAAGAAGCACGTTAGCAAAACCTTGCGGAATAACTGTCGTGGATATTTCTCATTGAAGCCGCAAAAAGTAGATTCACAACCAAGGAGGGTTGAGCCACTTGCTAGTCCGGCAATATCTCGACAGGCTTGATGACCAGCTCCGCGATCCCTTCACGCGCCTGTTGGCAATCGACCGCTGGGAACTGTTGGACATTCTCTCCATTGAGTGCCAATACCTCTCGGGTGAGTTTCAATGGGATTGGGCCGCTCGTTATCTTCCCAAAATCATTCAGACCTACACAGGTAAAAGAGCCTATCTGCTTCCCGATGATTTCGGCCTGAACTTCGCCAGAGGTTCTGATCGAAGCGGGAAGATCTTCACCATCACCCTAGATGACGGCAGTAACGAATCCCCTCTGGAGTTTGAAGATCAGGCCCGCCTTCACACCCGTGACCTGACAGCGGAATCCAACGGCAAACCAGCGCGGTATGCTATCCGGACCCGAAGTACGGGCCAGCGCGAACTCGTTCTTTCACCTCCCCCTGACAGCAACAGTTCATCGCATTACACCATCAACGGGATGTACGTCCCTACTGACTGGACTTTCGATAACCAGGACACGCTTTTACCCGTTCCGGATAATTCATCGGTCTTAGAACACCGAATCCTGGCACGGGTCTACGAGGGGCTTGAAGATGATGATCGTGCCAATCGGCATGAGGTCAAGGCATCTCGGGCGCAGTCGGCTCTCTCGGTCGCCCAGGCCAGAAGCAAGAGCTATCAACTGCGGCCCAAGCTGTCCCGGTTCAATAGTAGAAATCAATATCAGCTTATGAGGAATTCCAGCTAATGGGCAAAACGATTCAGTTCGATCCAAATATCAGGGTGGGAGGGTCCACCCTTGATCTGTTCCTGTCCGCTCTGGGAATCGATGAGGACTCCGGTGGCTTGAAGGAGTACGAGGTAGCGGCTTCCGGCAGCCAGACCGTCAACTTCGATGGAGTCACAACCGCATCGGCTATCGTCATCACAGGTGATCGAACCTTTACTTTTAACGCAACAAGTGTCGGGGCATCCCAGGCTTACAAGGCCGGTGGAATTGTCGTGCTGTGGAACTGCGCTGAGACTTCTCTGGTCGTCGCCAATACCGACAGCAGCAATGTCATGATTTTGAAAGTTTATTTGGGAGGAACTTAAATGGCAGGAAAGAAATACTTTGGTCATGTCTATGCGGAAGGCCGTGGCCCTTACGCTAAACCTACAAAGAAAAAGAACAACAAGAAAAAGAACAACAAGAAAAAGAAAAATACTAAACGGAAGGTCAAGACCATATCCGTTTCAAAAATGTACTGAGGAGTTTCGTCATCGCTGTTCAACGCCTGACCTTGGCACAGATTATTACCGAGATCCTGCATATCACGGGATATGACTCTAGCGTTAATGCGCCTTGGGAGACTGAAGCGAACCTGATTCGCAAGATCAATATGACCGCTCAGAAAGTTGTTCAGCGAGGATCGGATACGCTTCGAGCGGAAGGCAAGCTCTCGCGCACGGGCGTTGTGCGCCATGATATGTGGAGATCGACAGCTTCATCGACGGGTTCTTCGGGTTCGGGTAATTTTGTCGTGTCGGCTGCATCCGCCACTGTCGAGTTTCCCGATGACATGGATCAGTTTATTTCTCTCTGGGACAAGACCGAAGAGAACTGGATTTACCCTATCTCCCGTTCGGCCAAGGAACGCTACCGACGATTCGAGATGCGCCCTGCCGGCAGAACGGAAGCGGTTGAGATGCTGGGGTACGGCGGATCGAACTGGCAGCGACAGGGAAAACTTCTTCCCGGCGTGGCATCAGGTGTTACGCCGTCAATGGAACTGACCTACTATCGGTTGCCAGCGGTCATGCCGGGATCGGACACCTCGACGGAATATCCGGATGGCGATTACAAGTTTCATTATCTGTGGGTCTTGGAGCCGGTGCTGGAACTCCTTCGGGTGGATGATCCGGCTTATGATCGATATTTGGCGAAGGAAAAAGAATTGATGCGAGAGTTTGTTGGAACTGCGAACTTCACACAGGCGGCTGCATAATGGCACTTGGTATTGCATCTCTTGAACAGGAATACCGGAGCCGTATGCTGGATCTGCGAGGCGGTCTGAACAACTCTCTGGTGGATGAAATGATTGCGGACAACGAACTCTCGGATGTGAGGAATCTGCTTCCCGACATTCATCAATCGGGTGTGCTGATCAAGCGCGAGGGCATCGTAAAGAAAAGCTCCCAGATGTCTGAGGCAATTAGTTCGGTCTTCTGTGGAAAGAATGCGGATTACTTCACCACGCTCACGACCATCAGGAGCCTTTCTGGGACGAGCTTGGATGCCAGCTTGACATCAAAGACAGCCCCCGATTGGGCATCCTTTGATGATGCCAGCCTTGGGATGCTGGATGTCTTTGTCAACGGGGCGGAGGAGCGGCGCACAACCGATGGGTCAAGCTGGGCGGATGTTGGAGGCAGTCCTCCGAATTTCAAATACATCAGCAGTTACAACCGTTTCCTCTTTGGGGGCGGCCACGACACGGGACATCTGCGGTGGTCTGCGGTAGAGAACTCAGCTTCCTGGCCCGCCATCAACGAAATCATCGTCAATGACGACATCACGGGACTCGTCTGGTACGGGCGGTCGCTGATCATGTTCTGTGAGAATAGCTTTCACCACATCACCGGAACCGATGAAAACGGCATGAGCATCACGCATTCCAACACGGAAGTCGGATGTGCCTCGCATCGGTCCATCGTCGTGACGCCCTTCGGCCTATTCTGGTGGAGCAATAGGGGCATGATCTGGTCGCCGGATGGCTTCAAGGTCAGCAACCCCATGCTGTCGGTCATCCCTCAGACCTATGCCAGCCTGAAGGAAAGCCGCTTCAGCCTCGTTCACGGCATCTTCAATCCCCGGCTTAACTGCGTATCCATGTGGGTGACAACGAGTAGTGCAAGTACAGAGGATATGCGGATCGATTATTTCCCCGAGGAGATCAACTCTCAGCGTCAGGGCGGATCATCCCGCTATGGATCATTCTGGCTTTCCAATGGTGATGGAGCGGAAATGGCCGCCAGCGGGATCGTCACCGAGTCGGGGGAAGACGTCATCTATGTGGGAGGTACGGGATCGGCCCCGTATCTTTACACGCAAACTGGCGAGAATGACGATGGGACCACCATCCTGGCCTATCTGGAAACAAAAAGAGAAACTGCTCAAATGGGCGAGGATGTCACCAAGCGCATCAAAAACATTGACCTGCTCTTTATTCTCTCCGGGGCTTCATCGTTGAGCTATGGGATCTATGTGGATGACGGGATGGATATTGAGCAATCTTGGGACTTCACGCTCACTCCGATTGGGAGCTTTATTCTGGATGTGAGTGCGCTTGATAGTGCGGTCCTGGGTTCCGGCAAGGGGCCGGGAAGGCAGCGTGTGGGGTACAACCGAAAGTGGAGGAAGCTCAAGCATCGGCTCTTTGACAGCACGGCGTTCCAGACTCGGTTCAGGGGGATCATCAATACAGGCAAGGTAATTCATGGATGACACATTCAGCCAGAGTTCCTATCAATGCGCCCCAGGAAATCTTTCAGGAAGCTGTTGCGGAGACTCTCTCGAAACTGCACCTGGAGATTTCGTACAACATCCTGACGGGATTTGCCGACACGGCGATTTTCATAGCCAACGCACCCGTGGAGGTGCTGGAGATTCGGGAGGTTCATACAACGGCTGGGAGTCATGGAAGCGCGGTCAGCCTTCAAGTCGAGAAATGTACCGGAACCACGGCTCCGGGGTCAGGAACTAATTTGTTAACGAACAACAGCGATGTCGGATTTAACCTGAAAGGAACGGCGAATACCGTTCAGGAAGGAACCCTGACAGCGACCAGGGCAACTCGGCAGCTTGCCGCCGGAGATCGGCTGGCATTGGATTTCGCAGGGACTCTGACCGCCTTGGCAGGGGTCTGCGTCACAATAAAACTGGGGTGGATATGAGTAATAAAAATGCGAACGTCCTGATCGTCTGCGTGTCTGTCGTTTTGATTTCAATAATCGTCTGGTCCTGCAACGTCAGCGCGGATCAGGGAGTTATCGAGATGACCAAGGAAGAAGCCTTGGCTGTTCAAAATGCCAACTTCGCCATGATGGCAGCCCAGGCGGATCTCAATGAAATTCTGGGTATGCTGGCCTTGAAGTACAGGGTAGCCTTCGGGTTAGAAGGAACGCATAACTTGGATTTACGCAAAGGGCTGATCGTTCCTCGTAGTGACATCAATCCAGAAGTCACGGAATGAGGAGGATGTAATGCCTAAAAAATTAAAAGCTGACGAAGAACAAGATTTTCAGAAGTGGTACAAAGGTTGGGCTACTAAGGCTGGAATAAAATCTGGGCCAGATCATCCAGAACAAAAATACGATTATAGGGCTGCCTATAAAGCCGGAGTGGAGCCAACGATCAGCAAAGAAGATGGACGCTATCATTGGCCCTCTAGGTTCAAAGACCTCGACCACCCGAACCGTTTTGTCAGGAACCCAAGTGGAGTTTTGATTGATACAATTAGTGGTGATCCGGTGGACAAGGAAGCATCAGGCAAAAAGGACAGGATTTCCTCAATGATTAAATCGTTTAAGAACAATCCCAAGACCAAGAACAATCCCAAGACCAAGAACAATCCCAAGAGGAAATATATTGAAGGTTAATCAAGTGATGCTTAGAAAATCTGCCAGCCTGATTATCATTGGATTGCTCGTTACTTATCCGCTATCAGCGGCTAACCGTGTCACCACATGGTCAAGCGGACAGGTGCTGACGGCCAGTAATCTCAATGATGAAGTAGACAATATCTACACGGGAACCATCGACCGTTCAGGTGGAAGGTGGGGCAACAACGATGACATACCCATCGTCTTCGGGTCATCCCAGGACGCTCAGATCGAATGGGAAACCGCGCAGACCGTGGACTCCTTGATTCTTGGGACGGGTGCGGGCGGCATCTTCTCCGTCATGGAGAAAGCTGACATGGCAACTGACTGGGGTTTAGGCTCACAGACCAACCCCACTATTTTTGTTCATTCAGCGGATGCCTCTGCAACGACTGATTTCATCTCCATTACCCATGACCAGACCAATGCCGTGATCTCCAACGGCATCGGCAGTATCAATTTGGTCGTGGAGGGAAGCACAGCAGACGGGTACGAGACAACCGTAACCTTCACTGACCCAACTGCGGATCAGACTGTTACCATCGCCAATGCAACGGGTACAGTCATGCTCACTTCGGTGGCTGCCAACGGTGCGGATCTAGCCAATTCCGTCACTGGGGCGGCCAACGCACTTCTATATGAAGGAGCCACAGCCGATGGTTATGAGACTACGCTGACGGTGACTGATCCAACTGCGGATCGGACTGTTACTATCGCCAATGCAACGGGTACAGTCATGCTTACCAGCCTAGCGGCAAATGGAGCGGATCTCGTCAATGCCGTTACCGGAGGAAGCAATTCGCTTATTTGGGAAGGGACGGCAGACGGATATGAAACGACACTGACTGCTACGGACCCCACAGCGGATAGGACAATCACAATCCCTAATGTTACGGGTACGATTCTCACCACGGGCGCAGCCGTCACAGTGGCTCAAGGTGGTAGTGGAGCTACCTCCCTGACAGACGGAGGAGTCCTTCTCGGTTCCGGCCCGGGAGCGATTACGGCTACCGCTGTTCTAGGTGATGGGGTGATTTTAATTGGTGATGCTTCTGGAGATCCAGCGACATTAGATGTCGGATCATCTAGCAGTATTACTATTCTCGGAACAATCGCTACGGGAACTTGGGAGGCTACTGATGTTGGAGTAGCGCATGGCGGTACAGGAGCGAGTTCCCTAACTGACGGAGGAGTTCTTCTAGGTTCTGGAACGGGGGCCGTAACTGTAACTTCTGTCCTAGCCGATGGAGAGATTTTAATCGGGGATGGCTCGACTGATCCGGTGGCTCTGGACGTTGGGTCTTCTACGAGCATCACCGTTCTTGGGACGATTGCCACGGGAACCTGGCAAGCCACTGACGTTGGGGTTGGATATGGCGGCACGGGGGCGAGTTCTTTCACCGATGGAGGCGTGTTGCTCGGGTCCGGTAGTGGCGCACTTACTCCCATGTCTGTTCTCAGCGACAGCGAACTTATTGTTGGTGACGGAACTGGAGATCCAGTTGCTGAGAGC